AAAGGGGGAACAGTCGGCAGGCTGTTGGCAGCATCCTGGGCATCCCAGACGAGGTCATGGGCTGGGGCAAGGACACCTATGAAAACATGGACCAGGCACACCAGTGGCTGTGGCTGCTGACCCTGCTGCCATTCATCAGGGCCAGGGACCTGACCTTGTCGTCCTTTTTCACCAGGACCAGGCCCATGCTGACAGCTGGGGAAAGGGTGGCCACTGACCTTTCAACAGTCAAGGCTGTCCAAGAGGACATCACAGTCAAGGCTGATGCTGCCCAGAAATACTGGTCCATGGGCATCCCTTGGAACATGATCAATGACAGGCTGGGCCTAGACCTGGGGCCAGTCCCTGGTGGGGATGTGGGCTTTGTGCCCATTGGAGTGATGCCCATCCTGGCAGCAGCTGAGAGAACAGCCCCCACTGGCATGGAACCAGCCCAGGTTCAGGGGATGATTGACCAGTCTGTCACCCAGGCCCTGGATGGCCTGGCAGACAAGCTGGCAGACAGGATGTCTGGACTGTGGGTTCCTGGCCAGGTCCTGACAGCCGATGGCCCAGGCCCAGCCATCCAGATCACAGCTGATGCCAGTGATGCCATTGAACAGCTGGCCCAGGTCAGGGCAGCAGTGTCCCAGATCAAGGTCCAGCCCCAGGGGCCAGAATATGGTGGCCAGGTCCACAAGGCCCTGTGGAAATCCATCCAGGGTGTGTCCATGCCCTTTGAAAATAGGATGGCAGACCAGCTGGAAAGGGACCTGGAAAGGCAGGCCAAGGCTGTGGCCAGGGCTGTGGCTGCCTTGGCTGAGGATGTCCCAGAGGGCAGGGAACCCCACATCCCCAGCACAGCCAAGGACCTTTTTGACCTGGATGAATGGGTCCTGTTTTTTGCCTTGGCCTATGAACCCCTGTATACTGATATGACCAGGGCAGCTGGGGCAGATGTGCTGGCAAAACTGGCCATTGATGTCCCCTTTGACATGTCTGTCCCCTACATTCAGCAGGCCATCAAGGACATGCGGTTCAAGTTTGCTGATGACATCAATGGGGCCACCTTGGAACAGCTTGAAAAGGCCCTGCGGCAGCTGTTGACAGATGCTGCTGACAATGGCTGGACAGCCTGGCAGACCCAGAAAGAACTGGGCATCAGAACTGACAATGTCTTTGGGCTAAGGACTGAGGACTGGCAGAGGCAGAGAATTGCCAGAACAGAAATGGGGAAAGCCAGGTCCATTGGCAGGCAGGAATCAGCCAGACAGTCTGGGGTCATTGAACAGAAAACATGGCTGGCTGCTATGGACGAAAGAACCAGGGACACCCACTTTGATGCCCATCTGACCTATAGCAAAGCCCCCATTGGTCTGGATGACCAATTCCAGATAGGGGCTGACAGGATGCTGGCCCCCAGGATGGGGACTGTGCCAGCTGAGAATATACAATGTCGGTGTGATGCTGTTTACCTAGTGGCTGGGGCAAGCCCAGACCAGATGTGGAGCTATGTGTAATGAATGACAACAAATTCCCCCTGGGTGTGGTCCACAAAGAATTCACCATCCAAAAGGACCCCAATGGCAAGGTCACAGTCAGCACAGCTGGGCTGGACAGGCAGTCAGACAGGGTTCTGGGCCTGCGGCTGGGCAATTATGAAAGAAACCCTGTGGTCCTGTGGGGCCATAACTATGCTGACCCCTTTGCTGTCATCGGCCGCGCCACTGAGGTGGAACCCACCCAGGATGGCCTGAAATTGCTGCCAGTATGGCGGCCACCAGCCAGCCCCCAGGACCCCATGCACATCATTCAGCTGTTATGGGACCAGGACTTTGTCAGGGCTTTCAGCATCGGATTCCAGCCCCTTAAGTGGAAAGACAACGATTCTGGGGGCCTGGATTTCCTGGATTCTGAACTGTTGGAGGTTTCACTTGTGCCAGTCCCTGCCAATGCTGATGCCCTGCGCGCGATGGCCAAGGGTCTGGCCTATGCCAGGGACCAGGGGCTGGACACCAGGGCCTGGGTCTGGCCAGATGCTGCTGAATTCAAGGCCCAGGCTGCCCCCCAGGGCTTGACCTGGCCATCAGCTGGGACCTTGCAGTCTGACACCACAGCCACCTTGTCTGATGGTGAAAAGGCCCAGGCATTCATAGGCAGGGTGATGGCTGATGCTGAACAGCGGCTGGTCCAGGACCCCATCACAGGGACCTGGTCAGACCATAACTGTTCAACAGCTGTGGCCCCTAGTGGCCAGTATGCCATTCAGGTCTATGACCTGGCTGCCCCAGGGGCTGACCCTGTTGACTGTGTTTGTAGGAATTGCGGGTCAGATTTCCAGGCCACCCAGTCAGTGGTCAAACTGCTGACAGCCAGGGGCCTGCCTTTCCTATGTGACCAATGCAAGGCCCAGCCCCAGGGGGATGACCTGGCCTGGGTTCGTCGTCTCGAGGTGGAAACCAACACAGGGGTCCAGCTGGCCCTGGCCTGTTTCAGCCCTTGGGTGATGGACATCCCAGAGGATGCCACGAAATTGGACTTTGACCCTGACACTGGGGACCTGACTGAAATCCCCCACCCAGATGCTGGCCAGACCATCAAGGGCCTTGACTGTTTCTATGTGCCCCCCATTCCATTCTACAGTGAAAAGTGGGGGGAGGATGCTGTCTGGTCCACTGGTGGCAGGGATGCCACTGATGAAAGGCTGGTCCAGTCAGATGCCTGGGACGTGCGTGACTTGTCTGATGTTTTGCTGACCCTGCCCAGGGAAAGCCTGGTCAAGGGGCTGGACCTAGACGGCAGCCCCCACCGGGGACTGGGCATCTGTCAGCTGACATATAGGGGGATCAGGGCAGCCAAGGCCCTGGTCCAGAAAAGACTGGGGCTGGATGCCCCTGGCCAGGATGGTGCTGGGCTGGACCTAGACGGCAGCCCACAGGCCCTGGACCAGGATGCCAGAAATGCCCTGGGCCAAGCGTTGAATGAATTGAAAGGGGTCCTGGACCCCACACCTAGAAAGGAAAACTGAACCATGTCTGAACAAGACATCACCATGGCTGAATTGCTGCAAGGCATTCAGGAATTGACCACCACAGTGAAAGAACACAACAGCGCCGGCGACCGGGCCACCCTGGACTGGCCCACTATCGTGGACACCTTTGGGGACCAGATCAAGGCCCTGGTGGATGCCCAGGTCAAGGAACAGCTGAACAGTCAGCCTGTGCGCGGCACGCCCATTGGGGCCTACAGTGTAGACAGCCCAGAATCAGTCAGGCTGCTGGCTGACAACAGGTATAGACATCTGGTCCAGAACATGACTAAGGATGGCTATGCCTGGTATGGCGGCCAAAAGGTCAAGCCAGTGGACTTTCATCTGGCAGCTGTCATGCTGCAAGCCCAGCACACCATCAAGGAACAGAAAGGGCACATGCCTGGGGATGACAAGGTCCGGCTGCCCAGCCAGGACATGGGCAATGTCATCAAGCTGCTGACTGCCACCGGAACTGGGGCTGGGGATGAATGGGTCCCCACTGACCTGGCTGCCCAGCTATGGGAGGACTTTTTCCCCCCCAGCCTGGTGGCTGGGGCCATCCCAGTCATCCCCATGCCCACTGACCCTTTCAACGTTCCATTGGGTCTGACCACTGTCACTTTCAGAAAGGGTTCCGCTGGGGTTCCTGTCACGGCTGAGGACCCCACCACAGCCCAGTCAGTGATGACATCCACTGAACAAGTGGCAGAACAAAACTGGGACTATGCCCTGGAAGAAGATGCGGCCTTTGCTATGGCCCCCACCTTGCGGGCGACCCTGGCCAGGGAGGGCGCTGAACAGATTGATGCTTTCACCATCAATGCTGACAGCACAGCCACTGCCACTGGGAACATCAACAGTGACGATGCTGCCCCGGCCAGTGACAGCTACTACTTGACCAATGGCCAGGCAGGGCTGCGGCGGCAGTGGATTGCTGAGAACACCAGCCAGACCTATGATGCCAGTGGCGGGGCAGTGTCTGACACCATGATCCGGGCGGCCCTGGTCAAGATGGGCAAGTATGCTGTCAGGCCAGACCGGGTGGCCATGGTCTGTGACATTTCCACCTATCTGTCAGGGCTGCTGAACCTTGACCACACCTTGACCCTGGACAAGTTTGGGTCCAATGCTGTGGTCCTGACTGGGCAGCTGGCTGCCTATCGGGGCATCCCGATTCTGCCCAGTGTCAGCCATCCCCTGGGCGAGTCTGACGGCAAGGTCAGCGCCACTGCTGCCAGCAACACCTTGGGCAGCCTGACCCTGTTCAACAGGGACAAGTGGTTCCTTGGGTTCCGCCGGTCTGTGACTGTGGAAGTGGACAGGGACATCAGTCGGCGCGTGTATATGATGGTCACCAGTTTCAGACAGGCTGTGGCTGCCCATGGGACCAGGTCCACAAACACCCACACAGCAGGCATCCTGAACATCTTGATCTAGACCTCGGCTGACCATCGGCGATCATCAGGGCCAGGCCAGTCCTGGCCCAAAGGAGAAAGACAAGCATGAACCAACCAAAACAGACCCTGGCCAAGGCCCTGGTCCTGGCAGCCCTGCTGCTGGTGGCTGTGGCTGGCTGTTCCCCCAGGGAAAACATCTGTTTCAACTGTCGCGGGGATTCCTATGTCAGGGCTGGTGGGGACATCAGGTTCTATTCTGACGAAATGTCCACAGAAACCATCAGACTGGATGGGGCTGCTGGTGGGGGCCTGACCCTATACAATGGGGACCTGGGCATGACCAGCGGTGATGCCACCCTGACTGCTGGGAATCTGACCCTGACCCTGGGTGACCTGACCATGACGTCCGGCGACCTGACCATGGCTGATGGTGACCTGACTGTAGCCGATGACCTGACCTTTGCTGCCCAGACCAGCATCACAGTGACCAATGGGGCAGCATTCACAGTGACTGGGTCCTATCAGCCCATTTCAGCGGCCGGCGAGGTCACGCCCACCATCACAGCTGGGGCCACAGCTGGGGACCTGGTGGTCCTGGTGAACACATCAGCCCAGACCATCAATCTGGCTGACAGTGGGACCCTGATGCTGACAGCAGCG